CCCCTTAATTGACAAATTAGATAATCCTAACTAATAGATATTATATTCCATAATAAGTGTTTATATTAGTTTCAATATCACTTCTATTAGTTGTTTGTACTGTACTATATAAAATTAATTCTGTAATCCATTTTTGCATTACATAATTACTAGTATCTGAAGTAATTACTGGATTACTGCTAAAACCTACTGTATTAGTACCTGTACTAAAAATTTGAGTACCATTTAGACGAGCCGCCCAAGCATTTGTCGCAGAAGATATACCATATAAATTCCATTGAGCTAATGTTGTTGCTGGATTACCTACAGAAAAACGAGTAGTACTACCAAAGTCATCATAAATGTTACTATCAATCCAAGGATAGTGGTTTACATTACCTGCAGTACCAAATTTAAACCACCCAGCATTCCCCTGAGCTGGGGGATCAAAAGCACTTTTAACTACTACAAATGATTCACCTTGTGTTAATGATGTAAGTGAACCCAATGTTAAACCAGCATTAAATGTTCTAGCGAAATTAATTCCAATAATACCATCTTGAGTTTCAATAGCACTACCAGTAACAATGTAAGGTTGTAAAGTAGCATCTGATTGTGTAGCATGGTTATTATTACCAGATTGATCATACCATTTTGTAATATACCCACCATAAACTCCTACAAATGATAATAATGAACCCGTATCAAGTGTTTCACCAACAAATCCAATATCTTGTGTAGCATTATCATTATCTCGTCTTACTGTAATAGCGTAAGTTGAAGAACTATCTAATTTTCTAAGTGAATAAGCTACTGCTGCTCCTGGGTAATCATTTAAAAGACCAACAAATGGTGCGATTCCTGTTTCTTGTTTTACAAAGGCAAATGGTGTAAACATTAAACTAGGTTTTTAACGTTACTTAATAACAATGATGTGGAATCAAATGAAATAAATGTTACAACATCTACTCCAGTAGTTGTAGTAGGAACATATGCTGAACCTGATATTTGTTTCACTGAAGAAGGGAATGATACAGTAGCTGAACCCGTTGTGTTTATTCTTAGGTTAATTGTTTGACCTGGTAGAATATTTGATGGGTTAATAAATGTATTACTCCCACTTACTAATTGTAGTGTAAAGAAGTTATCTAAAGCACAGTTAAGAGAGGCTGTATTACTAGAAATTGATAAAGCATTTACTTCACCTCTAATAGAACCGCTAAGTACTGTTGATTGTCTAAATGTTGAAGAACCAGATACATCTAAGTTAGGAACATATACTGTATCTGCTACGGATGCTGTTATATTTTGACCTCCTAAAATAACAGACCTAGGAACGTTATTTATAAAATTACTTTTACCAGCTATAATAGCTGAGTTTACAACACTAGCTCCATCAATAATATGATATTCACCAGATAAAACAGTAGAATTAAAACCAAAACCACCATTTCTAAGAGTTGAGTTTTGAGTATTAAAAGCACCTCCATCAGGGCAAGATAAAGAGTTATTATATCCTCCTACAGCAACTGTTCTAATCTGGTTTACATTATTTAAGGCTCCACCACCAATAAAAGATTGAAAAGCACTACTATTTAGAGTATTTTGTGTACCACCAACAATACCTGCGTTTTTAGCACTGGCATTTACAGTAGAACCTCCTGATGCTATGTTAGCAACGTTTACTCCTGCTCCTGGGTCACCAGTTTCACTATTAGAGTTAAGATGAAACGAAGTACTAACTATTTTAACTGAACCTGTAATTACTGCTGAACCTGATACATTAAGATTAGGAGTAAATACTGTATTATGAGCTGTAGTAGTAATATTAGCACCTCCTAAAATTACAGATTGTGAGTGAGCTAATGTGTTATTAAAACCAGCTAATATACCACTATATGATATAATGTTTGTGCTACCACTTGTTTGGTGTGAATCACCCCCAGCAAAAATACTAAACTGAGACTCAGCTGGCATTGAGTGATTAGTACCCAACATAACATTAAACTTGTTAGCGTTACCACCTATAGTATTACCCTGTCCAAAAATATATGAAGTATCACCATTTGCTTGGAAACTTGGTACATTACTTTTACCAATAATAAAATGTTGGTTAAAAGTACCTGTTGTTCCATTGGCATATCCAATAACCATACCTGGAGAACTTGGATTACCTGGTACATAGTTTCTTGTTTGTCCTATAACACCAATATTAATACCATTAGCATTTGCTGTTGGGTCGTTAATATTAAGTATTCCTACAATATTTGTAGAACCTGTAACACCTAAACTACCTGTAATAATAGCTGAACCAGTAAATGGGAAAGCAGGAGTAGATGGAGCAAATGATGCTGAAACTGCAAATGAAGCAGTAACCGCATTTTGAGCTTGTGAAGCACTTACAGCATATGATGCTGACGTGGCTATACTTGCTGTAGACGCGTTCTGTACGTTATTTACAGTGAGAGCGAACGTGCTACCATCACCCTTAGTGTATGTGGTAGTAGCATCGCTTATAGACGCGGTTACTAATAAACTACCTGTATTAACAGTAACTGCTGAACCTGTGGCAACAGTTAGGGCAAATGTACTACCATCACCTTTTGTGAATGTTAATACGTTTGATGTAGCACTACCTGTAACCATTAGGCTACCTGTATTAGTAGGTGTTACATTTAAAGCAAATGAAGCAGTTTGAGCAAACGATGCTGACGTAGCAAAAGATGCACTTGTTGATGTTGCGGCATTTGTAGCAAATGAAGCAGTAACAGTTAAACTATTAATGTTTGAACCTGTACCGTCAGTTAGAATGCTACCTGAGATCTGTACTAGATCCTCATAGGTAGCCGAAATTAATTGTCCTGTTAAATTGTTTCCCATATTATTTTTATATTAGCAAGGTCTAGGTCCACGATAAAAAACATCACTACCGTAAACCATATAAGGGTAGCGTGAATCACCTAATCTTAGTCCTGCAGCTAATGCTCCTCCTAAGTGATATGCTCGAGTAGTTCTGTTAAACACAACTGGTGATTTGTAGCCTGGACCATAATCAGGTGATTGTTTCCAGTATGGTCCATTATCGTTTAATTCAGGGAATGCTCCTTCTTCTTGAATTAAATAGTTTGTTAAACGATCACTATAGTACTGCATTTTATTGTTTACAGACTGGCGTTTAGCATCGTACATACTTCTATCAGCTTTTTCGCTATTTTCTCCACCAGTAGGGATCAATAAACCATTATTTCTAGGACGCACATAAATTGCATCTAATGATTCCCAATAAGAAGCATAAATCAAAAATGGTTGAACAAAATCATCAACTAATTTTTTGTATTCTCCGGTTAAAGTATTAGCATCAATATCAGCTAATATTTTTTCATAGAGTGAAGTGCCTGTTAGGCGTTGAAGATAGATGTCTTGTGCCTCTCTTACAGCATTCATTAACAACTTAGAATCTAAGTTATCATTGATGTCAGTAAATTCACGTAACTTTTCTTCTGATATAATTAGAGTTGTAGTCATTTTATTAAATTATTGCTGTTGCTTCGTTTTCCGCTTGTTGGTCTGTTGCCTCAATTTCTGCCTCAAGTACTTTATCTTCACCTGCCTCTGATTCTACTGAGGTTACTACATCAACTTCTGTCTCACCATCGCTAAATAGTCTTAATTGCTGAACACCTACTGAAAATTCACCAGCGGTAGGATACATTAAATGTAAGAAATTCTCTATTTCAGACAATAGAATTTGTTGATAAGGACGAATTACGGTGTTTAGAAACAATAAATAAGCATCTGTTACCTCATCTTTACCTCCTAATTTACCGGGGGTCATAATACCAAAAATCTCTGGTGAGGTAATTCTGTGTGCTGTTAATATTTTCTCTCTTACCATATCGTTAATGGCAATGTAATAGTCGTCTGAACCATTACCATTGATGGGAGTAATTACAGGAGCATTTTCTGGAGAATCAACATCCATATACATTAATTGTCCTGCGTTTCCTGAACCTTGATATTGCAAACGCAACATTGATTCAATTTCATTACGTTGATCAGGATCAGCGTTAGTAAAAGTAGTGATTGCTAAAGATGGTGCTAAACCATTCTTTATGTTTGAAATATGGAAATTATCTACCTCTGAATCTAAATCGATTACTCGTAGTGCACCTACATAATCTGGAAGAGGATAGTAACGCTGACCAGGACGATAAGGATTATAAACAAAAAGTTGTTTTGGTTCCTCGTTTTTCTTTTTAGCATTAAATACTGGTAAAAATGGCAAATCAGGTAACATACCTGTTGATGCAGCACTATTGTATAATCCACCAGCTTGACCAAAACGATATTTTTCAGCCCATTCATCGCTGATGTAATATCCCGGTATTTTACCGCGCTCGTTTTTTTCCTTAGCGCGTAGCCATGAAAAATCAATATGGTAAATTTCAGCGATTCTTGAACGGTCTTTTGACCATATTACCTCAAGAGCGAACCCACCATATAATTTATAATCAAGAGATATCTTTTTGAATATATCATTCCAGCTTTCTCCTTCGCTGTTTGCCTCATCTAGCAAATTAGTTTGATCACAAACCAATCCCTCACCTACAATAGCGTCCACTGTAGCGTGAATTGCTGTATTATTAATGGCTGAATTATTAAACAAGTAAATAAGATATTCTGGGAAATCATTGTAGATACCATATTGAACAAATCCCTTCATAGATTTCTCTGTAGGGAATTGTCGGTCAGATTCTACCTTATTTAGTGTTTGAAATTTAAATTGTTTTTCCATATTATCCTAGATAGACTTTGTAGCGTGCATTCTCATTCGGTGATAAATACTCGGTAATAGGTGTAACGTCGCTTCCTGATATAATTGCTCTATCAGCACTTATTTGATCACCTTTTGCAAAATTAGTTGCATCCCAAACAGTATTGGTTAATTGCCACTGGGTATTTGTTGTATTCCAAATTAATATAGGTACTGGAATATAATTAAATATTTTAAAAT